GTCACAAGTAATACGACCAGCACTAGCAGATAGAAAGGGCTGGGCATTGTTTATTGGAACGCCAATGGGAGATAATCATTTCAAACAGCTTCGAGATTATGCTGATGATGAAGAAAACAAACAATGGTCGCTATGTGAATTTAAAGCTTCAGAAACAGGCATTGTAGATGATGAGGAGTTAAGAGACGCTAAGCGTGAAATGGGCGACAATAGGTATAATCAAGAGTTTGAAGTGAGCTTTGATGCACCAATTGTTGGTTCATATTATGGTGAAATTCTCAACGATTTAAAAGAACAAGGACATATCAGAGACATACCAACTGATTCACGAACAAGTAAGTTTACATCTTGGGATTTAGGGATATCTGATAGTACAAGCATATGGGTAGGTGAAGCAATAGCAGGTGAAGTGAGACTCATGGATTATTATGAGAATGCTGGTCAATCATTGGAGCACTACATTACATGGCTACAAGAAAAAGGCTACGACAAATACGAACATATACTACCTCACGATGTCGAAGTCAGAGAGCTTGGTACAGGCAAATCGAGAAAAGAAATGCTCGAAGAGGGTGGTTTAGATATTACAGTAGCACCAAAGCTTGGTGTAGAAGATGGTATACAAGCTGTTCGTCAATTGTTAAAGAATTGTTACTTCAACGAAAAATCAACTAATGTAGGCTTGAATTGTTTACGCAATTACAGAAGAGTGTTTAATGAAAAACTTAACACATATCAAGAAAAGCCACTACATGACTGGTCATCTCACTGTGCTGATGCATTTAGATATTTAGCCGTAGGCTTAAACACAAACAACAGTATCAAACGCAGTGATTGGAATCAGCCTTACGACACAACACTAAATAAGGAATCATACAAACAACAATACATATAAGGAGAACATCATGGATAGAATTACTGTAGTTAAAACATTCAGCTCAATCGTCATTATTACATCAATGATATTTACAGCTGCAAACATATACCCATTAAATTTATATATAGCAGTACCAGCCACATTAGGTTGGCTGTGGGTCAGCTTTCAATGGAAGGATAAATCACTGATAGCCATGAATTTAGTAGGATTAACTATATATATGTTAGGTATTACTAATTATTTACACAGCATAGGAACAGTTTAATAACAGTCATAGGACGTTCACTACGGACTGAAATACACAAGACATAGGATAACATACACAGAAGCCGTAGCGCTCGCTAAACGTGATTTTCATAGAATTAGCAGCACAACTGGCTTGCGTCTCCGACACACAAAAACACAGGATTTTTGTCCGAGACTTCTTTAAGAATCAAATACATATAAACGGATACAATACATGGAATTATCACAAGAAGATTTATTAAATTTAGTCAAGACTAACATTGATGACGCTACCAGCTATATAAACGAATACGTTAATCCAGAAAGACAATTAGCGTTAGACTATTATTTACGTAAGCCAATGGGTAACGAAGTTGATGGCAAATCAAAGATAGTTGATAGCTCTGTATCAGATGCAGTGCATGGCGCATTGCCACAACTGATGAAAGTGTTTTGTAGTTCAAACGTTGTATCATTTTTGCCTACAAAAGCAGGCGCAGGTGATGAAGCAGAACAAATCAATCAATACGTCAACCACATATTTAATAAAGATAATAACGGAAGTGAAATCATGTACCAATGGTTTTGGGATGCTTTGGTTCAAAAGAACGGCATTGTTAAAGCTGTATGGGATGACAATACATCTGAACAAATAGATACATACAAAGAATTAACTGAAGACGAAGTAGTTCAATTACTTATACCCGACAACGTTGAAGTAATATCAAAAGAAGAAATTGAAATAGAGCAAGACCAAGTGCCTATGCCACCTGAACCAGTTATGACTGAAGATGGTGTCACTGAAATGATAGCACCTACAGACGCTGATGGTGAGCCTATGATGGTCAATCAAGACCCTATCATTGCATATAATTTAAAGGTTAAAACAACAGAAACAAATTCACGTGTAAAGATAACAAACGTAGAGCCTGAAGCATTTATAATAGACCAAATAGCTACATCAATTGATGATGCTACATTTACTGCTCAAAAGCAATTACTAACACGTGCTGACTTAGTTGAATTAGGTTATGACAAAAAGATTGTAGATGACTTAACAACAGCTGATGATACAGAACTTGGATTCAGTGATTATAGATACAGAAACACACAAGCAAATTTAAACAACACAGCTGATAAAACACAAGAATTATTATCTTATTATGAATGTTATATACAAATAGGTAATCCAAATGGCACATCAACGATGCACCGTGTATGTTACGCATCTAACACCATATTATCTGATGAAGAAACAGATTATGTTCCGTTTTATTCAATATGTCCTTATCCTGTTCCTCATAGCTTCTTTGGTGAGTCCATCGCTGATAAGACAATCGACATACAACAAATCAAGACAGTTGTTCAACGCCAAATGCTTGACAACTTATATCTTACCAACAACAGTCGTATTGGCGCAGTTGAAGGACAAGTTAATTTAGATGACTTATTAAACAGCACTGCTGGTGGTATCATTAGAATGAAAAATCCTAATGCTATTGTACCATTACAAGTGCAATCATCAGCTAATCAATCTTTTCCTATGCTTGAATACTTAGACAATCAACAAGCTAAGAGAACAGGAGTGTCTGATATGAATCAGGGCCTTGACGCTAATGTTTTATCCAACGTAAGTGCTACAGCAGTTGCTACAATGACTGCGCAATCACAAGGTAAACTTGAATTAATAGCACGTATATTTGCTGATTCAGGTGTGTCCTCTTTGTTTCAAGGTATATTCCATTTGATATGCAAGTATCAAGACGTAGAAAGAACATTGTTAATCAATGATAAAGAGCTTGTGTTAAATCCTCGTGAATGGGACAATCAATACAATGTCAATATTAATGTTGGTATTGGTAATGGCTCACGCGATGAAAAGATAGGTATGTTACAGATGATATTAGCTAAACAAGAACAAATCATACAACAATATGGCTTGTCTAATCCATTAGTGACGTTGAAACAATATAGAGAAACATTAGCTAAATTCATCAATTCATCAGGTTACAAAGACGATATACAGTTCATCAATGAAATAACTGAAGAACAAGCTCAACAAATGGCTCAACAAGCTGCAGAATCACAAGGTCAACCAGCACCTGAAGTGCAAGCCGCTGAAGCAATAGCCAAAGCTGAAATGCAAAAAGCTCAAATGAAAGCACAAACAGACGCACAAAAGAATGAATTAGAAATGCAAAAAGCTATGATGAAAGTGCAAATGGAACAACAAGAGCTAGAATTACAAGCTAAAGAACAGCAATTAAAAGCTGCTAAAGACATGCTTGACATACAAACAGAAAGGTCTAAATTAGAAGCTGACATTAGAATACGTGAGTTAACGTTATTACAAAAAGAAGAAGAAGCTGAAGCTAAACATGATGATAGTGAAGACAAGACATTGATACAAGCATTAGATAAAATAAACAATTTAACAAAGGAATAACATGGGCATTGTATATAAAACCTTAGTAAAACCTGGCATTGAAAAGACTATTAAAACAGTTGACGATATGAGAGTTCATTTGAACAGCCCTGGAGCTGAGGGCGGTATATTAGGCAACACAGGTGTTGATAGAATATATGATGACTTTGCTGGTAGTGTTAATATCAAGACACCACAAAACATTAAACAAACAGCTTCACCCATTGCAAAGCCACAACGAAACATAGTTAATTTAGCTAATGATAATACAGCACGTTCGCCTGAAGATTACAAGTTAGATAAGATATTAGACAACATCGAAGATTTAAAAAATAGACGTGAGTTACGTGGACAAGACTTTGGTGATGGTGCTTTTGAATGGAATGCATACGGTCATAGACAAGCAAAGAATCCAACACAAGGTGAGATACGTAAAGCAACAGAATCAACTACATCACAGTTTGGTAAATTACGTAACGTACCAGCACCTGATGATGCTATGAAAGCAAGATGGGCTAATAAACAAATAAATGAAGCAGGCGATTTGTTACCACCTGATTTAAGAAAGACACATTACGTTGATGAAGTAGGTAACATTAAAAAGATACCGCAAGAATACGTTAATGCAGTTGATGACAGCGCTTTGTATTTATCTTCATACGATAATATACCAAGCCTGGCAAATGACATGAGAGCTAATCCATTAGGATTGATTGAAGAACAACCAGTGTCTAGCACAACAAAAGCGTTGGATGCTTTATTTGATAACAAATATGATTAATACAGACGCGATAGGACATATACTCAATGATGATAGCTTTAAAGAAGCTATGAATGAATTGAAGCAAATGCATGTAGATATGATAGTTAACAGCGATGTTGATGAAGAGAAAGCACGTGAAATATGCTATATGAGAATCACTACAATAAATGAAATCATGGCTCATTTAGAATCTATTGCAGCTAAAAAGAAGATTGATGAAAAAAGATGGAAGATATAATCTATGCTTTTATTTGGAACTAAAGCACGTGATGTATTTAAAGCATGGGCAAAGAAAGATA